CTTAGGAATCGCACCTAACTAGCTCCTCCGAGTAAATGGAGGATATGGCACTTGCCAATTATGCTTGAAGTTTTGTGTTTTAGACTCTTATAACATGAGCCCGCGCTACCGCGCGGTGTGATTTTATACTCTTTACTGAGTTTGATTTTATTCTCTTTACTGAGCCTATGCGTACTGCATAGTGTGTGTCGAGACGGTCCCGCGGATTAATCCACTGTGAGAGCCGCCATATGAGCTAAACGTGAGGCAACAGCGCCACCAACAGGACCTCCTAAATAAGATCCTGCGGCAGCGACTGCTTTGCTCACGATTAGCTTGCCAAATTGCGAGACGCCCTCATGAACGATAGGGCGAAGCGTAGAGGTAACCACGGCTGTGGCACCAGTTAGCATCGCATTAGCGGCGTGTGAGGGGGTTGAAACTTGAGCTAAATCGCTACTATCCTCGAAAACGAGTTCGTAGTGAGTGACTAGTTCGACCTCTAGAATTGCAGTCGAAGGAATAGCGCCCGCAAGCGAGATGGTTGCAAAACCAAACCCGTGTGCGATCGTAGATCCAACAGAAGCCGAGTCAGAAGATACAGGGTAGAAAACCTGAGGCATCTGACTAGTATGAGGGAAGACGACTGCGACTTCCCTAGCGTCCTGAACTGCAATGTTGCCGACAGAAGATGCGTTGTACGTGGTAGTGTCGATAGGGCCAAAAGAGGCCCCATTTTCACTACCATAAAGTCTAACGTATATCATGCCAGCAGAGTTCAACGGGCTAACAATGTGCCTAATGACAAAGCCTTGTGAGACGATGCGGTAACTAGATACTCCAGCTATCGTGGCGTAAGCCGCGAAGTTGGAGAAAGAAGTGACTACGTTCGCCGCATAGACGTTGTTGTTGGCCCATGGCGAGTAGCTGTATTGTGGGTTTAGCACGACATTAGCGTACCCGCCCGCGTCGGTTCCGATCGTAAATCGGAGCCGACGCGAGTATGGGAGAGTCTTAATGCTAGAGCTGTCGGGGTATTTAGCCCCGCCAGCATGTTCGCAAAATGGGTCGGATAGACCACAGACTTGAGAGACTAACTGCTTAGGAACCCCAAACTTAACGTTCGGCGCCTTCTTCGGTTTAGCCTTCTTGACTGCGATTATCTGCTTTGATTTCTTCGACATGTTTGTACCACCACCGAGCTGATGGTACAACGCGCATGAATGCTCGGGCGCGGCGCAAGTTTCAAAGTAACTTGCTAACTAGGAGTCTCGTCAACTCGCCGGGGGTCACCCCCCGGTGCGTGGTGCTACCACCAGCCCCAGAATAAGCTTCTGGGCGGCTCTAGTTGTGTGTATTTATCGACAATGGTCACTCACCTGGACCATATCAGGCTCTCAGAGGTTTAGAGTTAGAGATCGTTATTTTTATATGATTTTATTGCTCGTAACTTAGAAACATAGCCAAGTATATTTTTGGTAAGGTCAGTTCTTCTTGACCGCCAGACCGAAGTCCGGCTATTCCCTGGTGAGATGCGCCTCCGTCTGATACCTGGTGATCAGGGTCATCACCTCGACGAATCGAGGGTGAAACCTGTAACAGGCAACAAACTGTGAGACGTTCTCAGCGTCGTACGTCTGGTCCGCGATTAGCTTATACGCCGACTTCTCTATGTTTTCCTGATAGGAGAACGAAGAGGTGAAGACGGTAGAGCAAAAGGTGAACTGGTCGCTACCAGTCGCGACGTCCGTAACCACTTTGCCGTATTTGGCGTGAGCAGCTAGTGAGTCTTCGACGGTTTTAAAATTGTTGGAATCAACGCAGTCATCTCCAGCCGTCCGGACGAACTCGACGGGTTTGCCGAAGCAGTCCATCGAGACGTTGAACGACAGGAGTGCGCGAATCCTAGAATTCCGCTGAAAAGTGACGAGAATGCCAGAAGGCATCTGGCCAGGGGGAAGGAGCAACAGCTTGCCAGCCTTGGTGAGAGTGACGCGATTAAC